ACCCGTTCCATAAATTGCCCCATTCAAAAAGATTTCACAGATGGCATCTTTACAACCAGTCTTTTCCAAATCTTCTTGAAGTAAGTTGCGAATATATTCAGCTTCACTTGGGTCTTGATCTAACATATCATCTTGAATGTCAAACCATTTTCCCCTGCCAAAACTGGCTTCTTCCATCTCTGCCACACTTGACTCAATGGCTTGTTGTAAGGCAGGCGCTATAATTCTTGACTTTTCTGACTGTCTAGTCCTATCTTCAACTGACCATATGCCTCTCCACAGACGATAATATTCATCCCAGGTCTGGGTATAGTTAATATCTCTGTGAGTGCGCCATGTGTCTAGTCGATAATTAAGCCAACTAGCTAAAGCCTGGTATTTGTTTTCTTTATTATTCATGTAAGTTCATCAATAATATCCTTTAGAAAAGTTTCCCTATATTATACCGTAGATAAGAGTTTATAACTCCATATTTGCTCATACAGAGGAGATTTAGTTAAAGCAAGGGGGTAGGTAGGGTTAGAACAATCGTTTAATCAATGGAGAATACGTTTCTGTTGTTCAATTTCAATGTGTCCATCAATTAACATCTTACAAATAGTCATGTCCACCATATCAGGGTTAGAAAAAGACTCAAATTCCAAATCTTCAACCATATTGGCTATTATTTGACAGGCCACAACATACCTTGTCTCTAAGTTTTCTTCTGATTCAGAATAAATTAGTATTTCGTCTAATTCTTCTTCGCTTAAATCTTCAAAATCAAAATCTTCCATATCAATAACCTGCTATTGGGTCTGAAGGCTGCCAATCATCTTCGAGTTCAATAGTATGTGCAAAATCCGCTACACTTACTTGATCTATGTAGGCTAAAGCATCTAATAAATCATCATGTGCCAAGCGATTAGGAAAATCCATCATCTGATTAGTAAATGCTTTCCAATCTTTGTCTGGATTAAAAGTTATTTGCCCATGTTCCATTCTTCCTTGTAATGCCCAGGTAATTCTGTCGTTCTTTTTCTTACCACCATGACGAAGCTCTGCAATACTTAAATATTGACCTTCCGTTCTCATTTCATCTTCAAGGTAAGGCAAAATAGCGTTCCTTAAAGCGCCTGTTTCAATGCCTACTGTTGTTGCTTCTACTAAAATAGCTGACTTTAATATCTTCTTAGCGGTGTCTTTGATGTTCCATCTGCCATGCATGATGTCTTTCACCCACCACTTATCACGGTCAATCTTTACAATAGCAATAGCGGTCTCATCTAGCCTGGACCTTTTAAGATTCCTTTCTTTTTCTATAGCTTCATAGCCTGCTGGGTCAACAGCAATAACAAAGTTACCTTCTTCTGGTTCTTCATCGACTTTAAACCAATCTTCTTTAAAAATACCACCTGAACCTGTTTCAAAAGAAGCCTCAAACTCTTGCCTAAAGGACATAGAGGACATTGTTTTCCTGGATGCCTCAATCTCTTCTGCTGGTAGATACGGATTATCGGTTGAGTTAAATTGAAAGGCTTCCCAATCATCATCTTCCAAAGCATCTTTATATAAATCAAAGAAGTGATTCTTTCCTGCTGGCGTACCAATAAAGAAAGCTTCACCTTTTACATCTGCAAGCGTAGGGCGAATGATCTGTTCCCACACTACAGGCTTCATCGAAGCATATTCATCTAGCACGACATAGGATAGTCCAACACCACGAAGCGTTTCTGGTCGATCACTACCCTTGAGGTATATCTTTCTGCCATTAATAAGCGTTAGTACGGCTGTGTTCTCGTGAGCCTGGGCTATAAGGTCTCGACCTAAATCCTTTAACATTGCCCACATAATATCTTTAGCTTGTTGAAAGGTAGGAGCAACATAAAACACATCTTTGCTTTCAGACTGAATTGCTTTGATTAATAATAACCAAGCAGAAAGGTAGGACTTTCCAAATCGTCTACCAGCAGCAACTATCTTAAAGCGTTTATCCGAATGGAATATCTTTAGTTGAGCAGGGTGTAAGTCAATGTTTAGTTCAGCCATTATGCAGCAACCTTAATGCCTTGTAAGATATGAACAATAACATCAACTGTCCAGCCATTACCTAAACCTTTATAGCGTTGTGTGTTAGATACACCTTCAGTATAGTTATCTGGCAAAGTCTGTAGTCTTTCACATTCAATTGGGGTTAGTTTTCTATAGGTTGGATGCTCGTATCTCATATAGTCAAAGTTTGCAGCAGTTAGGCAGTTACTCTTGTCTTTCATGTTACGACCTCGCCTAGTCTTACTATTAATAAAAGTAGCATCAAAGCAATCACCATCTTCTATTTCTGTGTAACCTTTTTTAGTAGCTTCTGGAACAATTAAAACTTGATGTGTTTTATTTAATCCAGGTGTTAATGTTCCAACCTTACCATCTTCTCTAGGTACTAACTTTTTTGCTCTAAATGGTGTGTGGTCTTTACCTGTTTTTTCTCTATGTTCTTTTCTTAATTGTTTAGCTTCTTCAGTTCTTACTTCTTTTAAAGAGTAAGGTTCAGTAGGTTTATTAAAAACTAACTGTCTGCGGTGTTTTTCAAAGTAAGACTTTAAATTACCGCCTTTATAATAGTTAGCATCTAAACAATGACTTTTTTTTCTATCAACAACACCATCTTCAAGAACATCTTTTAACAATATGCCTTTATCTTTAGGTTGTAAAACTCCAGGTATGTTTGTCCAATACAATCGCTTTCTTGATTGAGCAGAAAGAAGTGAACTGCAAATTTTTATAGGCTTAACACCTAAATGCTCAGAGATAATATCTTGATACTCTTGTTTCATCATTACATTCTCAAGCAAAAAGTAATCAGGCTGACATTCTTTAAGTAGTCTTACAAATTCAAAGAACAACGCACTTCTAGGATCATCAAAGTTAAGCTGCTTTCCAGCAAATGAAAAACCTTGACAAGGACTTCCGCCCATTAGTAAATTAATAGGGGGTAGATTAACGCTTTCAATCTTAGTCACATCACCTAACTGGACTGTTAACGGATGATTCTTTCTTGTGATCATCTTAGGGTACTTTTCTATTTCACTAGCAAGGAAGATACGAGTTGATATACCAGCTCTTTTAAGAGCCTCTTGACCACAACTAATGCCATCAAATAGAGATAGAGTTACATCTAGGTCAAATTGCGGTTCAGTCATCTACAAACGCCTCACAAGATTCAGCACAACCTTCTTGTTCTTCATCATCAAATTGAAAATGAGTTTGTTTAAAGTTAGTTTCATTAAATAATTCAATCAATGTTCTTGTTGTGTGGTACTTTCTAAACAATGCTCTAGGCTTATCAGTTAAAGTACCTTTAAGTTTGTTGTTACCAACTTGACCATACTTCTCTTCAAGCATTTTTGGAAAATCAAATATCGTAATATCGTCATCCATTATTTGAAATAGCTTTTTAGTTGATTTTTTATAGCACCATTTACAGTTACCTTGATAGTCTTGTAGCTGTAGATCAAACTTTTGCTCTGACCAGAAGTCCATTACATCTTTTTTATCACTTGGAAACCATGTAGCAAGTGGATAAACTCTATTTTGATTTGTTATTACTGTGCGTATTCTTTTAGGTTCGTCACTTCTTATGCCTAAAGCCGTTTGGTATTCACCTTTTTTCCATCCAATTGATTTAATATATGAATGAACAGGATTTTCTTTTAGCTCTCTAGTGCAATGTGGATAAGAAATATTAGGTATTCCATACTTAGCAACTACATCTTCAAATGGTTTGCCTTGTCTACTAGCAGTTTCATAGTTAACAACTCTATGCGTGCTGCCTACACGACCCTCATTAACCTCTGCTTCAATCCATACTGTATTAAAGTTAAAGTTATCATCACACTCTTTAACAAAATCTAAAGTAGCATCATTCTCTTGACCTGTATTAGCAAAGCAAACAGCAATTTCATACTGATCTGCGTAGTCATCAAGAATTTTTTTAGTCATAAAAGCAGAAGTTCGACCTCCACTCATACAGATTAAAAGTTTTGTCACGCTTTAGATACATTAACGATTACTTCATCGTCACCTTTCTCTACAGGTTCTACTAACTCCTCTTCTGGCGTTACATCAATTGATTGCTGAATAGAGTCTAGCGAAGCAACATTGATAATAACCTGGGCATCGCTTTTAACTCGGTTCGGATCAATCGCTTTGTGTACAGGAAGAATCCTATCCATACACATCTTTAAACAATGCACATCGCCATCCATAGCCCTTTCGATTACCTTGTTGACTATCTCTGGTGCTTTAGCAGACATAACCTCTCTAGCAAGAGCTGTGTATTTGTTCTCGCTGCCTTTTGGTCTACCTTCTGGATTCAAGGGTTTCATGCCTTTAAATAAAGCTGGATT